TTGCTATATCCAAAAGGCACTCTATTAGCAGTGCTTTTAACTACCTTTATATTTCTTTTTACTATAGCGTCTTTCCATACCCATCTATTAGCCGCATCTCTACCCCTGTGCTCTGTATCGTTTATCCAGGCAGGCGTAGAGTAAGTGGGCGGCGTGGGCTTCCAAACGTAAGCGCCAGAGCTATTACGAATCTCGGCAGGTACGAAACCGCGCGCTTTTTCTACTAGAGGTTTAGCGGCAGTCTTTAAAGCCTTATCAAAATCTTTACGAAGCTGTGGATCTAATTTCTTTAGATCCTTAACCAATTTATCAAAGTCAGGTATGAGGATGCTTTTAGCGCGAGACATCCCAGTAGGCGTAAACTCGAAAGCCATCGCTAACGCCTCCTCTTAACTCCTTGCATAGTCTTACGACTATTAGCCTGCTCTGTGAGGATAAATTTTATCGCTGAATAGAGAGCAGGATCGCAGTTTAGGAGCTCGTTAGGGCTTATCCCAGTAGCCACCGACACGGAGGCGATTTCCCAGATTTCTCCGCGTCGGTCTATCCATTTTTTTGGTCGAAGATAATATCTATATCTGAAAATTGGTCGATATAAGCATCGCCGAATTCCAGATTAGTATCGCCTTTCTTTAATTGTAGATAGTGCGCGAACCACCAAAGATCGCTTTCCTTTTGCTCTTCGAGCAGACGCTTACGCCATCCAGTCTTAAAGTGACTTTCGAAAGCCACTTTTGCCGACGGCGTAAGCTCATAGGAAACATCTTTACCATCTTTTTTAGTTAGCTTAATCAATATGCTAGCCACTGTCCCTTACTCTTTTCTCTTAGGAGGTTGCCTTTGTTAGCGCAGTTACTGGAAGTGTGATACTTGCAGTCATTGGCGCATCCAAGGAGCCATTAATAGGCTGCCATTGTTGCACGAGAACAGACATACTGTAGCGAGGATTAGTAGAGCTAACAGTGCCTGAAACTGGAATTAGCACGATCGCTAACTTTGTACCTAGTGCATCCTCGAAAATACTATTTACAGAGCTGGCAGCGAAGTCGTTATACAGTTCCAACGATACAGCAGGACGTTCGATCCCACCTATGAGGTTCTGGATAGTATCGGTCATCGCGGTAATTTCCACGCTGTCAATTTCGCGGCTAAGAGAAACCGCGCTTACGTGATCTGTAATCGTAGTTCCACCTGCAACTACAGCCACCTTATTACCCATAAAGATCGCCATTTTGTTTTCTCCTTTAGCCGATCAGATCTAAAACATAGCGGTAGGCCAGGAAGTCATTTCCTGCTACCTGTACAGAGCCAGAGGTAGCGGATGCCACTCTAACCGTCTGTACAGCGCCACTAAGAGTCGCATCGGCCTCGATCGCAGCTTTTACCGAAGTCGAACCAGTACCAGCTAAATAGCCGTCTAGTTTTGCCTGCGCTGCCTGTTCGCTCATCCGTCCCACGATAAGTAATACCGTACAGGTTGCAGAATCGAATCCACGATTAAACGTAGAATCGAAATTCATATCTAACTGTCCCACTATACCAGCAGGGACATTTACAGAGTCTGGAATATGATCGTAAACTTTTAAACCTGAGATAGTCGCTAATTTATTTTTTATATTAGTCCTAACAGTCGAGGGAACCATTAAGCGGCTACCTCTTTCTTATAAGCTCTTACCATCGCAGTTACATCGCGTCCGAGTGGACTCATACGAATAGCGCCGAGATCTCCTAGACCTAGTACGCCACCTGGAGAGTCTTTACGCTTATATAGATCTGCTGTAAGAATCTGGCAGGCCATCTCTATATCATCCGGCACGCTAGGCCATCCCCATCGAGCAGTAACTTGTACGCCTGGGCGAAGTCCATTAGAAAAGATGCCAGGGAAAATAGGCCAGGTGTAAGTAGTATTTACCATCGTTAATTGAGTGTATGGGCGACCTAGTGAAGGCGCAGTAAGTGGATCTAATAAATAATCTGTATTTAGAGTTAGCGTAGTCTCAAAAGTACCATCGCCATCCTCATCCATAGCTACTACTAGGCTAGCGGTAGTACCAATATCATCGACGTAAGCGAATACATCATTATAAGCGCGATACTGACGCGCTGAGGCGCTGCTATCTAAATAAAATCGACGATTAGCGATCCTATCTATACTGCGTGAAGCAGATTCAACCATCGCTTCTAAAATTGTATCGTCGGTACTATCGCTAATAGAGAGATAACTCTTTATAGCGGCAAGTGTCGTATAGCCGTTAGTTATAGCCATAGAGGATCTTTCGCATCGTTAGGGACAGGTAACAGAAAGAAAGCATACGCAAAATATAAGACGCTCCTAATCTTATATTTACGCATAGTGCTCCTAAAAGATCCTCTACAGTTATAACCACTGGAGCCCTATAAAAGAGCTCCAGAGGTTTATTTAGTTATTGACTAAGGTCAAAACGCAGGGCTGGCGAGACCAGTTCCGTTTATTTGTGCGAACGCTTTTGGATATCTTAAAGAAGTGTACGCGAACATACCGAACAGAACGATATTTAGAGCTACTTTTCCGTTTGGCTCTTCGAACGTTACATACGTAGGCGATCCTGCCTCTTCCCATAGGTGAGATTCGTTTAGATCTACGACGTGAATGCAGTCTTGATTTGTAGATGCACCGAGATTCGTAGCGAGGTTCGCATCTGTAATAATCGGAAGTCCGAGTAAAGAATAACCTGAGTTAGTTCCATAATTCGGATAACCGTTACCAGTTCCCATCGCGTTTGTAGGGTTGTACGCAGTCGGTACGACCAGTGGGCGACTTTGTGAATCCAGACCACTCAGGAAGAAACCAAGTCTCCTTGGATGCATCAAGATTGCATTAGGCGACGCGTAAACGTTGCTCTGGATTTGTTGAATCGCGTCGGCGATTTTTGGATAAACGCCAGCGACTGTACCTGTGGTAGCAGTGTAGGTAACAAGGATTCCAGTAGTCATATTCTGAATTCCGAGTGGTTGGCCGTTTGAGCCTGTACCGTTAATCAAAAGATCATCTAGCTTAGTGTGGTAAGCGCGAATGAGATCTGTTAATACGATGCTCTCGATATTGTAACCGCGTAGTAATGCTTGCTTAGAAACGCTGTTTTGACCTGCTACAGTATTTACGTTCACTGTTAGGGTCGAGTCTGCTGGATCTGTCGAGGTAGCTGCTGTGTTTTGTGAAGTTTGCGCTGCTACTGCTGTACCAGTGCCGATAAGTGAAAGTACGACGCTCATACCTTGTGGAGGTAGTACGTGTTTACGGCTTGCATCTGCGAAGGGACGGCCTGCGCGTAGCTTAGGCGCGTATAGATCGACTAGATACTGTGGTACGACGAGGCCAGCGAAGTCTGAAGTAGAAGATGCGCGGTACTCCACTGCCATTTCTGTTTGGTGACGACGAATACGATCCGATGCTTGTACATCTGTACCGTAGTAAGCCTTTACTGCATCGCTTAGGAAGCTGTGATCTGCGCGCTCGTGATAAGTCACTGGCTCGCTGACGACTTTAATCTGTTCGCGTTTTTCGGTAGCTGGTTTATTAGCATCTACCTTAGCTGCGAGATCTGCTGCCTTAGCATTACGTAGCTCAATATCGGAGATCTGTTCGATTCTCTCATCGAGCTTCTTTACTTCAAGGTTAAGAGCTTCGATATTAGCGAGCTCTACCTCGGAAACATCGCGTACCTCTTCGGCTGCGCGATCTACGATCGACTGGATCATAGAAGTTTTACTCTCGCGCTTTTCGCGTAGAGATTCTAGAAAACTATTAGCCACTTTTATTTCCTCTCGTGTAAATGGACTAACTAAACGAGAAGGTGTCGAGCATATTGGGCGAGGTGTCGCTAGCGCGAGGTGTCGCCTGCAAAATGTCGAGGTGTTCTCCGACTTACCTATATTATCCTATTTTGCGTAATAATTTTAAAATTTCAAGAGCTTTATGCATCCGATCATCTTGTCGAGCAGCTATGGCATCTGCCCATCTTTTACCAGCATCGCCGCCCCATAAAGCCCAGGCGATGCGACCATTAGAAGGATAACCATCTTCACCAGGTCTAAACCCTTCGGCCTCTTTGTCTACTTCGTGACGCGCAAAAAAGGATTTCATCCTTAGCAC